GGAGCCCTTCCAGAATCTGTCTTCGCCTGTCTGATTGCGGTAGTCGTTGGCAAAGAAATCCTTGTAATCACCTTCGGCAATGTCGTAGGAGACTTTGATGCCGTCTCCGTCCCAGATCACTTCCGCTCCCATGATCTTGCAGATGTATGCTCCCTTCGGGAGTTTCTGGCTCTGGCCGAATGCTTTTACGTTGTCCCAGTCTTTAGGTTTTCTGATCATAATGGTTCTGTCCTTTCTTAAATTGTTGGTGTCTCGCCGTGCTCAAAGCGGGCTTGCTTTGCTGCGTTTATAGCCTTGATATATTCGGGGTATTCGTCCCAGTATCTATCTGATACATAATCAAACGTGGAATCGCCGTCATAATAGCCACACGCCGTACACCGATAGCTCATTTCGTTTTCGAAATACAAAGTTTTGCATTCTCGGCATCTGACTAAATACGTGTCGCAACCCCAAAAATCATATTTCTCTTTTTCAGTCCGTTGGCCTTCATCTGGCTCATTGCCAGCTAAATTAAAAAATCCATCTCCTACGATTACGTTTTTGCCGGTTTGGTTTGCCAGTCTGATTATCTTTTCCATGTCATTTGTTGGAATGGCATTTATGTCCGCTTTGACCTCAAAGAACTGTTTCATCTCTGGAAGGTAGAAGTCGGGGAGATAATAGACTCCGTCACCAAGGTCGTACCCTTCTGGCTCATATTGATATTTGATCCCCGTGGCATCAAAGAACACTGCCCACCTGGCCTCAAGCCTACTTCTGAACCGATAGCCCTTGTAAAAGGTCTCAATAGGTTTAATTTCCGCCATTGTCACCTCCAAGTCCGTAATATTCCCTGATCGCATCATCAACCACCTTCAGATTGTTCGGAATCTCCACGGAATCAAACATTCCTTCCGGGGTCTTTGCGGTGCTGATGCTGTCTCCCTGTGTATAGAATTTCTGATCTTTGCAGTAGAGAACGATGTCAAAGCAGCCTTCCACGGTTAATTTTTCATCAAGCATCTTTCCGATGGTCTTGACCTTCTCCCGGCCATCCGCATCTGTTTCGGAATGGTGGAGAAAGTAAACAATCTTGTCATCCTCCTCCAGATCGTTGATGAAATGGATGAGGTTGCGGAAGTTCAGAGCAATGTCCGTGAATTTCTGATAGCCGGTCTCCTTCGCCCTGTCGAAAAATTCATCCGCAAGAAGATACTGGCTGTCATCGATCACAATGACTTTCGTCTTGGCCTTCTGGATAATCAGCTGGAGCCAGGAATATCTTGCCGCCGAAATCTGAGCGCTGGTCTTGATGTCGGGGCTGTTTTCAAATTTTGGGATGCGTGTGGTCTTGATCGAGGATTTGAAGGGGAGTCTGCCTTTTTCCACGGAGATGACCCCGATCTTTTCCGGGCAATCGTTGAAGCCCTTGATGGAGTAAGTCTTGCCGGAGCCGGAACGCCCGATGCACAGTACGGGGATTGCCATATCAGTTCACCTCCTTTTCGTCTGTCTGTCTGATCAATTCCGTATAGTCGTTGTTCAGACCGTCTTCCTCGTAGTCCCGCCAGCTCAGACCGTAGGCTTCTCCGACCTCTACGCCTTTGCGGTCATCATCGGCTGTAATCACGGAAATATTGCCGGTTCCGTCAAAGAAGTTTCTTGCTCTGACTTCTACGCAAGCAAGTCCGTATTTGTCACGGATGCGCTTGACCTCTGGCAGAAGCAGCTTAAGTTCTTCAATGGCCGCCATTCGCTTTTCTTTGTTTGTCATTCTTGTTCCTACCTTTCCGACCATGTATAATGGTCATGAATCTAAGTGTTTAGCCCTGTGGAAGCTCCTACCCTTCCATGGGGCTTTTTATATTGACCGTTGCTTGAATGTGTAATGCGTGCATTTGAGGACACAGCCGTTCTTGACCTGATGCAGGGCCTGTGATGTGCGGGATTCCAGGAGCCGCTCTGTACGGTACTGTTCGTTATCTTTCACATACTGCTGATACCGCTCACATTTGCTGTGGCATCCGGCATGGCGCCTGTCGCACTTCTTTCCGCAGGGTGGCATTGGTTTCTTCATGATGCCCTCCGTAAATCTGTGATATCTCCCCATGCGCTCCAGCCGTCTGAATAGGTCTGCTCATGCTTCAGTGCCTTGTATCTGTTCAGACATTCTTTGATGCCCTGCCCGAGCAGGAAGACCGCACACAGGGCAAGGCCGATAATGATTGCTGTTGTCATTCCTTCTCCAATCCTCCCCACTGTTCAGCCATTGCTTTTGCAATACCGGGGAATGTCTTGCTCCGTACTTTTGAATCCCTTGAAAATGACTCTTCCCAATTTTTTGCCTTTCCATTTGCATATCTGCCAAACAAGGCAGCGTTATCGGGCTTTGGCAGTCCATTCGTTTGCAATGTTGGGAGGCCCTTTAGCCAGAGGCAGGTCTTTTTTGTGACATAGTTTTCACGGTCTTCTGTACTTTCTGCAAACATATAAGGGTCTATAATTTGATCGGGCTTCCGATAATTGTTGTTCATAAAACCTACTGGATTCTCAACGCAAATCCTTGGACAGTCTGCTAAAGCAAAGTACATGAAGAAAATTGCACCTTTCGCACGTTCTTCCCAACGCTTAACAACTTTTTCCGCTTCAGTGCAGCGTAGGCTGAAACCACGTGTGCATACGTTGGATAAATATGTGCATGGAGGATGTGCGATAAGCAAATCCCACGGCCCTACTTGTGTGTGTGTGTGTGTGTCAGTGGTTGTGAAAGTGCAATTGCCATTAAGCAGAGGGAGAACATCTCCTTGAATGTGCCACTCGGGATGTCCTCCCGAACATTCTTGTATGTCACACGAAAACGCCCTGTGACCTCTTGCTCTAAATTCTTTGCATACAGTCTGTGATTCTTCACAAGCTATTAATACATTCATAAGTCATCTACCCTCACCAGAGGCTTAACCTCTTTGACTGTTCCGTTTGCGTTGAATACCGTAATGTGACCGCCTCCAAATTCGTTGAGGCAGACCATCTGACAACCGCCCTGCTGTGATGCAACATCACGGGCCGTCTTGGCGGCGATGTCATCGTCCTGCGTGGCCCAGTGAGCATCCTTGGAGATGCTGATAAAGTATGTTTTTCGAAGCCCCATCACTTTAAGCCCTTGGATTCCAGTTCCTTCATAAGCCTGTCAGTTTCATTCTGAACCGCTCTGATGGCCTCCAAAAGCGTCCCCTCGCACTCAGAAAGCCTGTTAGCTACAATCTGATGCCGGATAAATTCAATCGCTTGAGGCATGGTTGAGCAAAAGCCTAAAGGCTTATCCATGTTTTTGCCCTTCTTGTCTTTGGCGCCGGAGCCCCTGCGGACGATGTAGTTGACGCATCCTTTTGCGATATCAACTTCCACGTAGTAGTTGTCAATGACTTGAATCAATGTAGACCTCCTTTCTGTTTCGTTTAGGAAACTTCTTCTGTAAAAAAAATACCCATAGGGCTTTCCAGCTTCAGATAGTTGATGATGGACTGGATTTCTCCCTGGGTAAATTCGGTATCACCCCGGAGCCTTCTGTACCATGCGCTCGGCTTCATGCCGATTGCGTCACAGATCATGTCAGCAGTGACTTTTCTTACCTTCATTTCATATTCAAGTCTAGCTCTGTTCACTTTTTCACCTCCTTTCTTATTCCATGAAATCAAATAGCGTCGGCTGTGAAGCTTCGATCTCTGCATTTTTTACGTTCTCTACCGCACAATCGAAATACGATTTTTTGAGCTCAATTCCAATTCCACGTCTTCCCATAAGGATTGATTGATACACTTCTGACCCAATGCCAAGAAATGGAGTAAAAACAATATCGTTCGGATTCGTATAGAGCTTTACCAGCCGCTCAATAACTGGAAGCTGTAACGGGCAAATATGCCTTTCATCACGGCCATCACGGGCCATTCTTACGTTGAGCGTGTCGCTCTGGTTAATATCCCACCATACCGGGGAATGGTCATACTCCCAGATCGGGCTTGCTACGTTCTGCCATTCGCTAACAGGATAGGTATCGTTTGTGTGCGTGACCCGTTCCGGGTTGTCTCCCGGTTTCCTCATGATAACCACATAATCAGGTATGCCCATTCTGCTCATGCAGCTATCCTTTTTGATCTGCTTGTGCAGAAGTCCGAGCGCCTTTGTCCTCTGCATGGCCGTGACTGGGTTCTTCCAGATGCAAACCTCTGCGTGATAAATGAATCCTACTGACTGGAACTCTCGGATCAGTTCACCTCTGAAGTCTTTGATTCCGATAAAGCCATCTCTTTCTTTTGATGTCGGAAGATTCATGCAGTGCACGGCCATCATTCTTCCGGGCTTTAAGATTCTGAACAGTTCAGTTGTTAAAAAATGGAAGTGTTCAAAGAATTGCTCATCGTTCTTGCTGTTTCCAAGGTCCCTGTCACTGTTGCTGTATGTGTATAGAGACGAAAAAGGAGGACTATAAATCTCAAAGTGCATTGATTCATCTGGAAACGCTTTTATGAGCTCTACACTGTCTCCGTTGTAAAGAGCGCATCCATTTCCGATATATTTGTTTACGCAATCCATTCTGGTATCACCATCCTCTCTTCTGGATCATACGTATCTGTGATTCTTGTCGTGTGTTTAATTTCACTCATTGTTACATCGTGCATGAGTGATATCATATTGTCCTGCATCTTATCCATTTGAGCTTGCTTCCGTTTGATGTTATCCAGCACATTCAACTCAGCTTCGGAAATAGCTATATACACATTGACCTCATGATCTTGGCCATACCTCCAGCATCTGCGAACCGCTTGATAGAACATTTCATAACTATCAGAAATCCCGCAGAATATCATGTTATGGCACGTCTGGAAATTCATACCGAATCCGTATATAGATGCTTTTGATACAAGTGCGTGTATTTTCCCTTCAGCAAAGTCTATAGCGGTCTTGGCTTTGTAATCTGGATCGTCAGCGCCGACAACTTCAACGCTATCATTCACGGCTTCTTTCAGTGCTTTTGATTCTGCATTGAAATCGCACCATATAAGCCACTGATCGTTAGAATTGTCTACAAGCTTTTTGACAACGTCTATGCGCTTGCTCATGGACTCTTTTCTTGCCGCCCTTCTTTCTGATAACGTTTCTGCCCTTATGGCAATTAACATTCCTTCCTGTGGCGGGCTTGAAACTATCTTTTCAATCAGATTTAATTTCGGAAGCATAAAGCCATCATTTGTATATCCGAGGTCTGCCGGACTTCTGACGCATATTGCCCATGTTGCTACCCACTCCCAGAACTTTTTCTCTCCGTATCCTTTAAGCCTCCATTTTGAAGTATCACTTCCGTCATGGATAAAATACGTTGCCAGCATTTCTGTCCGGCTCATAATTCCGAGGAACTCTGCATGGTTGCCAATTTCGCTCTGATCGTTTGGGGATGGTGTCGCTGTACAAGCTAATCTGTATGGTGTCCGCTGGAACTTATCAATTAACAGGTTCCGTGTTTGAGAAGTGAATGATTTTAAGATGGAGCTTTCATCAAGAACAACGCATATAAAAGCATTTGCATCAAAGTGATCCAGCATTTCATAATTGGTGATATTGATGCCGTCTCTCACATCTCTATGTGTTCTACAAACATTTACGGAAATTCCGAACTTCTGCCCTTCTTTTTTTGTCTGATTCACAACTGATAATGGAGCAACTACTAACGCATTGCCGCCAGTTTTCTTTACTACCTGATGCGCAAATTCGAGTTGCATCATCGTTTTTCCAGTTCCGCAATCGGAAAAAATAGCCGCTTTGCCTTTTTGAATTGCCCATTTCACAATGTCTCTTTGAAACGGAAAAAGCATAGGATTTAGCTTATCAGGCGATACCTTGAAACCAGAGTTGATTGATTCAATCTCTTTTGTCTTCAAAAATTCTTTGTAATTCATTTTCGCTTTCCTAATAATTAGAGGGACATTACTGCGGATATGCCCCTCATCGTCTAAGAATAAAGATTACTTTTTTACTTTTCCTCCCGCAGGAAGGATATCCTCCTTTCTGTATAAAAATATTTGTTTCGTTTAGGAAACCCGACAAGAAAAAGATACCATAGATGCCCACTCTAGTCAATGGAAAAGTTTCGTTTAATAAACATTTTTTGCTTAACATGAGATTGCATTTACATTAAATGAAACATTTCCTATAATTAAGGTATCGAAAGGGAAACTTTCAAAGGAGGGGAATTATGAGCAGCATTGGAGAGAAAATCTACAAATTGAGGTCGGAAAGAGGGCTTACCTTGGAGGAACTGGCACAGAAAATCGGTGTTGGAAAATCCACCGTGCAGAAGTGGGAGACTGGTTCCATTAAGGAGATGAGAAGAGACAAGATACAGGCCTTAGCAGATGTGCTGGGTGTATCGCCGGAATTTTTCTTTGATTTGCCGAAAGATGAGCAATACTACACAGATGACGAATCCAGGGAAATGGCAGAGTTTCTGAAGAACAACAAGGACTATCGTGTCCTTTTTGATGCCATGCGCACCGTGCGGCCCACAGACATACAAAAGGTCAAGGAATTTATCGAACAACAAAATGGAAATACTTGAAGAAGAAATCAGAACTGTAATAGCGAAACTGCCCGCACGGATCAGAGCCTACGTGGTACTGAAAGACGATCATTACACGGTGGTTATCAATGAATCGCTCTGCCCGGTGGCCAGGATGAGGGCATACCGGCATGAGGTCAACCACATCATGAATGGAGACTTCGAGAAGACCACCAGCGTGGACCTGATCGAGATCCGGGCGCACAGCGCCGCAGAATAAAAAAAAGGCCCCCGGACCGTGGGCGCGGTCCAGAGGCTGAAAAAAGAGATCGTGGAGATTATACCATGGCAAAGCCGAAAAAGCTACCCTCCGGGCATTACCGCATACGGCTGTATGTCGGAAAAGATGCAGAAGGAAAGCTCCTCTACAAGTCCATAACGGCTCCCACCTATGCCGAATGTAAGGTCCTTGCTGAGGACTACCAGAGAGCCCACAGGAGACCCACGGGAACCACCGTAGAAGGCGCCTTAAGGCTGTTTATGGAGCAGAGCCGACCAACACTAGCCCCCGGCACCATAAGAGGCCACGCCGCCTATTTCCGGGCATGGGAGCGGTTTCCAAGGCTTATGTCCATGCGTTCCGATGATGTGAGGGCTTCAGACATCCAACAGGTCATTAACGAGATGATTCTGGAAAAGACCCCAAAGGGCACCCCGATCAGCCCGAAGACCATCCGTGAAAGATATCACTTCCTCTCCAAGGCTCTCCGCCAGCAGGGCATCACGTTCGCCAACATCCGCCTCCCCTCCAAAGTGCGGACGGAAATAGATG